CTCGAGAGATGACGTCGCTGCATCTCCGGTAGCTGTGATATCGCTAGAGGCGCTGCCATGAGCGTCAGCGATTGCTTTAGTCTGATCAAGAGCTTTCCTCGCTTCCTCACCAAGATTAGCCCTCCGACCGGTTTGTTGTGCTCGCAGCTCAGCACTTATCAACGCCTCGAGAGTAACATTTTCTTGCAGAATTACTGTCTGCTTCCTGAGCTCCTCGTTAATCTGATTTATTAATCGCTGTTGTGTCGATAGATCATCATTAGCCACAGTAAAAACCTTCTCTGTAGATAAGTATTACGAACTTAACGCTGTCACTTAAAACTCTTAACCTCAGACTGCTCAATCATCTGTGCAACATCTCCCATAGGGATATCTCGTCGGTTAGATGACCTGTCCGAAGATTTCTTTCTTGCCTCAGCCTTATCCTTAAACTCCTTGGCAAGTCTATCTAGAAACCACACTCGATATGGAATAGGCAGCCTTCTTACGTCATTATAGGACATTCCCAGGTGAAACTGTAATAAAAATGCCTGTTCGAGGAAAGACTCCCTCCAGCTATTCCCTTGGCCAAAAAAACCCTGTACCCAGGGGTAACCCCACTTTAGATCCTTCTCCACACTGCGAGCACGCCATCCAGGTCGACATGTCGATCCCCGGCTCATTTTTCTCAATGAATGAACGTAGCGCCCGGGAGTCTCGAGCAGGCATATTTTTCACAAACATATTAATCTTAGTCCTGTCTGTGATGCCGTCAACTGAAACAATTGTCTGTTCTAGTCGAGAAGTAACCATATTGTCTATCTTAAGATCAGGCATAAGTTTCTTGCGACGCTCAGCGAGCTGATTTCTTTCCTCCTCATCTGCCCCTGTTAGAAACCTAAAGTGAACCCCTTTCCGAGTGACAGGTAGCGTAAATGAAAATAAATTCTCTCCTTCTCGAACTGGAGCTATCTCAAGCCGCTTAATCTCAAGGCCGGAAAGATCAAAGGCATACATATTCGTAGCAGAACACTCAGGACAACTTGCCTCAGCCCTGTAGGTTGTACCGTAACCTGTGATTCGAATCGAAACCATTAGAGCGTTTCTATCACCCAGCAACATTTCTCTCGTACTAACTGTCTTATCAAGAAGACATGACTGAAGAAGGTTGGTTATAACTGTCCCTTGCATTATCAGGGCACGTGAGGCGAGAATATCCTCCTCTTGCGCTGTCATAGCCTTTATCTCAAGACAATTTTTACCATAAAGAGGGCTATCTTGAGGATACACCTTGCCCTCAGAAGGAATGGGAACCACCTCGATCGGGACCTCCCACCCAAAATCATCCTTCATAACATTATGTGTCTGGAGCTCCTTAGGAACTCTAGTCTCACTGCCTGGCACCTTTTCTCCTACAGATATCTTAAACTATACACGAGACATCTATTAAAGTAAACAATATCCTTCCGAAAGAATATTGAGAGAAAATTTAAACGTTTAGAACTGAAGAACGCAGTTATCAAATCTAAGTGTTAGAGAGATCTCAACGGGATCAGATTCATTATCATAAGTCAGGGTATTAAAGTTAGCACTTGTAATAAATGCTCCTTTCATGTCCCAGAGCTCAACCACGGTTCCGATAGGATCCAGAAGCTTAATCTGGACGTCTCTCTTGTAAAAGTCTGCATATCCTGCACGTCCTGACACAGACTCATAATGGGTTCGCACCCACTCCATCACCTGCTGTGCACCAGAGGGAGCTATTGGGTCATGCAATGTGATTGACATATCACTAAAGGTTAGTCTTCCTGCAAGATATCTCTTTGCATTAATAAAAGGAATCTCCTTCTCTGCAATCGCCATTTGTGGTCTAGCTGCAGTCTTCATTAAAAAGGCATCGATGCCTTCCATAGCAAAAACCCATCGAAATTGTCTCTTAGGCTCAAACTTATTGGGAAGCATGTCTGTTACAGATAGTGTTTCAGCCATTTGTTATTACTCCTGAATCTATTCTTAAGTATCTAGCTTGCATGATTTCTTCTACGCATTTTCAAATGCGTCTCCTGCGTTGGTGACAACAAAGTCAAGTGCAACAAACTCTGCTGTCCTAGTGGGTTGGAGGAATATCTTTCCTCTAAGTGTGTTATTCTCCACATCTGCTTGAGTTGTCGTTGTTGAATCGATTATAACCTTGTATCTATCGAGACCACTTTTCTCCTGTACGCTTTGCAGTATGGGATTAACAAGAGCATTAAATCGATCAAGTGTCTCCTGCCTGTTAGGTTCAAACAATAAGGTATTTGCAACATTTCTAACACTGCGTCGGATGTCAATAAGAAGACGTCTAACATTAACTCTGTCAAGAGAACTTTGTGTGGCCAGAAGAGTCTTCTGTCCAAAGACCATCACGCCAGTGTTGGGGAAGGCCACAATGGGGTTAATATCAGCATCATAGAGATCATCCATGTTGGCCTTGTTTAATCCCACCTTAGCGAACAATACATCACCCATGGCGCCTCTGGTGAAGCCAGCAGGAGCAAACCAGGGGTATCCTATCGCATCATTAAGAGAGAATGCCCCAAGAACAGGAACTGAGGGAGGCACCTGAACATTTGTCAAGGTTGTCGGATCAGTTATGACTGTGTCAGGGAAGTAGGCTGCAGCAAAAGATGTATTTAAGCTTCTATTGTTAAATGCCGTCACTGTGTTCTTAACATTTGCGCGGGATGCAGATGATGTTATAACTGTGTTGAGCTCATCTCTCTCCTCTACATCCATAATATACATCGCATCAAATCTGCTCTCAACTGTATCAATAGCATAGTCAGAGATTGAGGAGTGTCGCATCCCAGGAATTGCAAGAAGCTTGATGTCAACATCTGCCTTAGTTCCCATGATATCCAGTGCTTTCCGATAGGCAGCGACAGTAGGGCCGCTCTTTCCGCCCTGAAGCGTGGAATCATCCATCTCTCTCTTGGCTGCGACGTTTAGGAGTCTGACCTTATCTTCATTAAAGATGTTGACTCCATCAAAGCCTCCCTGAAGGAAGAGTGTGAACTTAGCAAATTTTCTATTTCCCTGTGCATTTAAGTCCGAAATCTTAAAGGCCCGTGTCTTGTTAGCTTCACTTGTCGATATCGATCCGTTTCTCACATAAGAGGCACTGACCCACTCAGTGGTATCTGCAACTCCATCAGAGCCAGTTCGTACCTTTATGCTCTCTAGCGTGAAGATATTATTATTAAACCTATCACAGTCAAAAACTGTTCCTGCAGCATCTGCCTTTCCAGGATTATTTCCAACAGAGACGTTTCTATTAGATGTCTGGAAGGTCGGGAAGTAAGAAGCCATGCTGTAAAGCGTCTGGTTAATCTCTGTCACCATATTTTTCTTTGAAAGGGACTTCTTCTGTGTGAACTGAACTCCCCAATAAAGTGAGGAGTTGGCCCTAAGGTTGGGTGCGGTTCCCACCTGGAGGCTTTCTCTCACGGGAACTGGAAGCTCCACAGCTCTCTTAAGTACATCAGCCGAGGTTGCAAACCCATACGAGGAAGCATCGCCAATGCCAGCAAGAGGATTGGATCCAGATGTAACAAGGTGATTCGGTCCTCTATATCCTACCGGCAATGCATTGTCTGGGATCTGGTCCGCCTTTAGCTGGTCACTTAATACAACCCTTATGTAGCTAGATTTGGACGGGTGATCTCCGCTCACAACGATCTTTTGAGATCCTGCAGGCTGATCAAAATCAAAATACGTCTGCTGATCACCAATAACCCGTGCCACATATCTGTCGGAGGTAGGATCTAGACTAAGACCCCTAAACTCCTCTAGCTTAACCTTAGCCTCATCATAGTCAGAGAATCTTCTTACAACTAAATCAAAGGTTCCAAACAGGTTTGTTGTAGACTTTGAAGGACTAAGATTCTCAATTGAGATCTTAAAGAGGGTATTGCTAAACTTACCATCAGCTATCGCTGCCACTCTAAAGAGATCATATTTGGTGCCACCAAAGTCCTGAGAGATTATGTAAGGTGACAGAGGTGAACCAAATCTATCCTCAAAGCTCTCATAGTTGGGAACCTGGGCAGCTCCTGTGTTTCTAGCTAAAGATCCTGTGGTTAAAAATCCTATTGACTGGTAACGGTCATCACCAGTCTTGTTTTTCGCATAGTCAGATAAAGAGATAATATTTGTACCTGTGACAACTGCGAGGGAGGAGTGGATGTCATATCTAGCATAAAGATAGTGCCCCCTGCTCTCCATGTCATATGGGTTGGTATTTAATACGTTTCCAAAATAATTTGCTGCTTCTATATCAAAAGATGCTGTAAGTGCACTGGGTGAAGATGCTGTGCCCTTATGACCGTTAAGGAGAAGAGTGAAATCCTGTGTTCTCCTGTCTACTGATCCAGTAATGCTACCGCGCATTCCTAGTGAGAATGCCTCTCCCTCTCGTGCCACATAGGTGC